CCAGTATCTATATCTAAACTGTGCATTGAATTTTGCAATATCTGAACTTGCATAACCAAACGACATTTGTGCAAGTTGTACTGGGAATGCATCTACCATTATGCAACGATAATTAACATTATCATATTTATCTAACTGTTCTAGATAAATTACTCCAGTGTATTCGTCATGAAATCTTGAGTGGAACATACCTTTACCACCAGACCCAAATTCTTTTTTTGAGTCTCCCTTTGACCTTTCACTACCATCAGCAAAGGTATTCATAGTTCCTTGCCATAGTTCAATCAATTCTCTATCTTCTTGGTCATTAGCTAAATAGAACGAACAATCAAATTGGTCGTATTGTGGTTTATGTGGTATAACTCTTTTAGGCCCATACTCTGATTCCTCTACTGTAAAGAATCCTCTGCCTGGCATATTTGCAGTTTCACATCTTATACCTCGAACTGCAAGACCACTATTTGCAGAACCAGTACCAAACATTGCAACATTATATCTGTTTAGTCTTTGTAAATCGTCTATTTGTGCTTTAAATCTGTCTATTCTCATACAATTTGTTTCCTACTTTCTTTCCATACTGCATCCATGCTAGATTTTCTGAATGATTCTGTTGGTAAAAATATTGCAATTTCCCAGTCTGCACTATCTACTATTGCAAACCTACTCCTTATATGACTTGTTAAGTAATGTTTAACACATGGTTTGAAGTATTTTTTACCAGACATTCCTTTTAACAACTGATATGTAATTTTGAATCTAGTAGTGTTATCATATTTTTCATTCGTTGTTCTGTCATACAACTGGTCTAAAAACGCAGCTCTAAGACTATGTGGTAGATAATGTAAGTTTAATCCTAAGAAACCACCTTTTGCTGGTTCTATAGGTATTACTAAAGGGAATCTATCGTAGTATGGTAATGTCCTTTTATGTTTTGGGTCGTACATCATCATGTACATATCACCAAATATAGGTCTTGCTCTTTGTCTTGCATCTGCTTGTAGTTCTTTACGATTAACTGTTTTTATAGATGCAACACGAGTCCTAAACCATCTCATAGACTCTTTAGTTCTTGCTTGGATACCACCTCGAAAGGCTTCTCTTTCTAACTTATCAAATAGTTTACCTGCCATATAGTTATTTATACCACTTATCACCATAGAAAAAAAAGTATAGTTTTTTTATTATTTTAGTTGACAGGTAGGTGCATTTTTTTATATAATACTACTGTAATTAGGAATTACCAAGTACTTGAGGATTCGGACTTGTAAAAATTAGAGAAAATCCTACTTGATTAAGGTTTAGTCCAGATGACACTGAAAAGGTTCTTAATCATTAGAAACAGTTCACGAAGTTCAAAAGTCTTGAGAGGTCACAGGTTCGAATCCTGTCTGTTACCGAGGGTGCAGTGGAGAAGTGGTGTGTATCTCTTGAAATGTCAATTGGATGTTGCTATTGCAGTTAAACATTTGAGACAGAGCATAAGACTTATCGTAAATCGTAGAGTCATGTGAGTAAGCATGTGGTGAGAATGTCCCTAGTGACAATCAATATAACCAGTAACTACTTCACTACCTTGATTCAACCATTACACAACTTTGTCCATCCTCTAGTTAAAGAGTGAGGATTGTAAGATATCTTACCACTAAGGGACATTGTAAAAGAGAACGAGTACCATATGGATGCTAGATTCGTTGACCTTGTTAATCTGACAAGGTAGAGTTTACGCACATTGAAAGTTCGGTGGGTTGATACTGTATCAATACTGGGAGACATAACAAACGAAGGTATTTAACGCGAAAAAAGGGGACTAAACATGGTTAACTAACGAGGGCATCTGGTGGTAAAAAATCAGATTTTATTGAATTCCTGTTGGGGTCAGTGATGACTTTCCTAACTTTAGTAGTGGTGATATATGAGTACAAGATAGAAGCGTGTTGACTGTTTGTTGTAAAAACAAGAGATGAGACTCAAGCGTGCAACAGACAGATAGTCGGAGACCTATACAGAATCCGAGCGTAGAAAGAACTCTTGAGTTAGAATATGATGATAAGTGTATGGATGTGAGTTGAAAACGATTGGTGTCTGGTACTTGTTAGATTCTTGGAGAATAAGAGGGTATAGTCGTCTAACAGTTAGTAGGGAATACGAAATCTCGCTCAAGGTGGTGATGAAACAGTGGTTGCAAACACCGAGTAGTCATTAATGAACTTCACCTTTTTAGACAATTGCTATCATAAGAACCATTGTCATTATTTTGTTTACTAAAGAGGGTAGCGCAAGAATTGGTGGAGAAGGAGCCCCCACCATTTGGTAAACAAATAGACGAACTTGAACACTGCTTATTAGGTATTGGATGGATGTAAGTGAGTCGGAAAAACCCACCTTTATGGTGGGTTTTTTTTATTTCTTTAAATGGTCTTCTGTTAATATTCTAAAGTCGTAGTTTCTATCTGCACAATATTCTCGTGCAGCTTCCCATTTTAATTGATTGATTGCATAGGTTCGTGCTTCACGAATATATTTACCATAGTGTTTATTTTTCTTGGTAGGTTTTCTACATTGTGCTTTTGGTTTAACTTCTATAACCTCACACTTAATATTACCTTCTGCATTTTTATATTTAATCCAGAAGTCTGGGTAATATCGATGTATTTTATTGTCTAGACTACGATATGGTATCACTATTTCTTCACTAGACCATTCTAATATCGAAGGATTTGAGTCACAATATTTCATGAATCTAAGTTCCCACATAGAACGATATACAACCTTAGTTGGGTCACCTTTATACTTTTTATACTCTTTTGGTTTGAATCTTCCCTTGTAACTCATATAAATACCTTAGTAACATAATAAACTTACAAGAGTATTTATATGAAATTTTTCAAAAACCTTAAATCCAGAATACTTGGTTCAATTAAAGAAGATTTAAACTCTGCAATTGGAGCTAGACAAAAATCATTTAACTCAAAAATAGCTGGTGCATTAGATGACCTAATTGCAATGAAAACTGGTATCAACATATCTAATATACCAAGTTCAATAACAGAAGAGGCAGCTATCAATGCAGAAAATAGAAGAAAGAAAATTAAATCAATAGACTCTGCAATTGGTGAGTCAGATAGAGAATTATCACAATCCACACCAGCAGATAGAACCATAATGAGATTTCCAACAAGTGACGATAGATATGTGGACAACTGGATTATATTTAGAACCATACCTAGAGCAATAGATAGTAAATACATGGTAGGTAATGTTTATGAAAATACTGGTTCAAGTCATGGTGGTTCTATCCTTACTGATAACGAATATGGTGATGCATTTTGGGATATGCCATTTGATGGATTAGATAAAAAGAAATTAGTATCATCATCATTCAGTCATAAAGGTTGTACTATTGCACTATACTTTCCAAATAATGTCAAGGATGCAGTCACAGTAGAATACGATACTAAAGATGTAGGTGCTGGTGATGTAATGTTAGATAATTTTATTAATATGTTTGATGGTGGTGAATTCTTGTCATCTATAGGTGATTCTGCAAGAGAAGGTGTACAAAAAATGAAACAAAGTATGATTGCAACTAAAGCTTTACAAGAAGGTGTAGTTGCAAATAATCCTAAGTTATTAAACTATGGTGGTGTTGGTATGAGAACACATAATTATATGTTTCAGTTAAATCCATACAATAAAAATGATGCAGATGAAATAAATGCAATAATACATTGGTTTAAACTCATGTCATTACCTACTTCATCAAATAAAGAACCAAGAATACAAATATTACCAGCGGAATGGAGTATTGACTTCTTCGGGCCTATATTAGGTAGTGTAGAACATCCACAAAATTGTTTCCTAAGTAATGTAGAAGTCGATTATAGTGGTGGTAAAGATATGTCGTTTATTGAATCTAGTGGTGATGCTTATAAACATTATCCTAATGGTGTCACTTTAAATCTTACTTTTAGTGAAATACTCAACATAGATAGACTTAGATATGTCGGTAGAGTATCAGCATTAACAGGTGGAAGTCCACAAAATCACATGGCAGAACTTGAAAACTTTGAGATGGGTGGTGGTGATGAGATAGCAAACGACAATAAAGATGGACAACTTAAATATGTACCAACAGAAGAAGGTGGTGGTGAAACAAAACCGAAGACAAAACGACAAGAGGCTCTTGATAGAAATACTACAGGTGAAGGGGGAGACTAAGTATGCCAGAGAATTATTTTGAACATTATCCAACGATTCAATTTGACCTTAAAAACGATGGTAATTTAATCGAAGCAAAAGATATATTTCGTAATATTAAAGTGTCACCAGATGTCGATACTGCAATCACAGGATACGAATATTATTATATTCAAGACCAAGATAGACCAGATGTAACTGCATCAAAACTGTATGGAGATGCTACTTTATATTGGTTATTTTGGATGGTTAACGACAATCTTGCAGTACATAGTGACTGGCCTAAATCACAATCAATATTAGAACGATATATTAAGAGAAAATATAGTGGAAAAGCACTAGTATCCAATCTACAAACAGATATCACTCAGAATCCAAGTGTAGATGATAATGGTCAACCAATACCTCACACTTTCACGATGGGGGAAAAGGTAGTAGGTTCTACCAGTTCGGCCTTCGGATTTGTCACCAAAGTAGACCCTACAAACAATCAGATAGTACTCAATGATATCAAAGGTATATTTCAAAATGGTGAAACTGTCACAGGGTCGAAGTCGTCCAAGAGTTTTACTCTCAGTTCGGTTCGGAATTTTTCGGACTCACCACATCACTACGAGGACTCAGAAGGTATCAAAACCTCAATAAGTACAGGTAATACACCAGTGTCCAACCATGATTACGAACAGAAATTCAATGATGATAAGAGGTCGATAAGGTATATTAAACCAAGATATGTACCTAGTTTACTCAGAGAATTCAAGAGTTTTATCAGAGCATAATATAAATGATTGCAATAGGAAATAATACGCCAGGTTCTTATAGACTTACCAGTATTACTATAAGCAACAATGAAGGGAATCAGTATGATGTAACCAATTTATTAGAAGGGTTTAGAATCACTG